GCTTGTTTTGCTTCTATCTTCTCTACCTTCACATTTTCTGCACTTCTTACTTTAACTGTATCATATACTGTCTTTGTAATAATTCTAATTGAATCAATAATCTTTCTAGCTTCTACCTTCTTTTCTTTAAGATCATACTTCCTATTTATCCTAGTTAGTTTTCTTTCATTCCTACCTTTAATTCTTTCCATTCTAGGTGTAGGTGGAGGAATTACAATAGTACCATCAACTGGCATATACCCACATGAGTCAATTAAGATTGAACCATTTTTGATTCCTTCAATTACTTGGTTGATAATCTCTTCTGTATCAAGTGTAGAAGGTAAATTATTATTTACCTGTGCACTATCCTGTTTAGGAGTAGGAGGTTGAACCACTTGTTTTGATTTACAAGAGAATGTAAACAACAGAATTAAAAATAAGTATTTCATTATGCAGTGTATAGTTTTACAGTTACAGTAATTGTAGATAAATCATTAGCTGATTCATTAGCATCAGAGGTGATTGTAAGAGTTGATTCAATTGGTGATTGATCAATAATAGAACCATTGTCTTCTGTTACAGATCCAAATGGATTCGGTACTCCGTTTGTTAAAGAAGTTGTTAGCTCACCATCATTAACAGAAAAACTTTCAGTGGTAGCACCTGTTATCTCAATTACTACTCCATATAATCTGTTATTTGCTGTAGTTGTAGGAGAAATTTCAAAACCCTGAGCTCCTGATGGTATATTAGATAAGGTACTACCATTAAATGTTAATACTGTTTCTGTAACAGTTGTACCTAATTCGTTTGATCCTGGACAACAACTATCACATGCTCCACAAGGAATTTGACCAGGAGCAGTTACCTCTCCAGCTTGTACAGATAAATCGTACTTTTTAATAAACCAATTAAAATCCTTAATCATCTGAGGATCAGGAATAGGATACTTATTCAAATGCGAGAGCATTTGTAAAACATGTTTATTTAAAGTATCCGATGCCATGATTCAAATGTAGTAAAAATTATTAACTGTTTAGGAGTAAATGAAATAACTGTAGTCCATCAATGATTGTTGAAATAGCTTAATGAGAAATCATAATCATTACTATTCCATCTTCACTCTGCCACCAAAGAAAGTCTGGATAGTTTTGTAGTTCTTCAAATTGAACTTCTGTGTATTGTGTAGGTTCTCCTTCTGGAGGTAGTTGTGATATATAGTATTTCATATTAGTTATATTTTCTACATATTGCGTTATATAAAGTAAACTCTGATGTATTTAGATCTCTGGTTACACTGAAGTTTAGTGTGAATCCACTACTTGCTAAACTAGGTACTGTGGTTATTGCTGCAGCTGTGGTAGGGGAGTTTTGCCACCATATAATAGAAGTATCTGATAAACATCTACCAGTAAGTGTATAATTATGGTGTCTATTACCTGTTACTGTTGCAATCACCGTTGCCCCTGATATATTAGTTATTCTTGTAGTCAAAGTTGAATTGACACCTGAAGAGGCTCCTGTTGTTCTAGATCCCCAGATGGTAAGTAATATTTGATCTCCTGATTTAAAGACTCCAGCAGGAACTGTTAAAGTTTGTATAGTAGTCTCAGCAGCACTACCACCAGATGTTATTGAAGCTACAGGAGCTGTATATGCAACAGTAGTTAATCCAAATTGAGTTTGAATTGGTGAGGTTACACCTTTACCATAACTAAACTCTGTAAGAGAAGGATATGTAGATGTAGGTAAAGATGTAATAGTACTACCAGTTGAATTGAATGCAGCAATCTCATTATTAGTTCCTGTACCAGTTACAGGATTAGTAAGTGTATTTTGCTTCCCTGCTACTTGATTTTGGATATAAGCTTTGACAGCTTTTTGAGAGGGTACTAAGATATCACTATCAGCAGTTAATGTGTTATCAGTATCAATAGGTACCCCTTTTGTAGTTCCTTGTGCCATAATTATAATTAATTTTATCTACTTATTTCTTCCCAGTCCATTGATGCGAGAACGTCACCACCTGCATTATCAGTGGCAACTACAATAGTAAGTTCAAAAGGAGATGATGTTAATCCATTTCTCTCAAGCTGTGTTTTGAATAATGCTTCTTTAAGAATATCAACTTGGTTGGATCCTTGGTTTGTTGTGCTAAAAAATCCACTTGCAAGTATTCTTCCTCCTGTAAATGAAGTTCCTGTTATATTATATTGAACAGAAGAATCATCAGGAGCATCAACCCAAGTACCTGCTGTAGTAGTTCCCGATGCTATAAGTTGCCAATTATAATGTCCTGTACTGGTTGCTATTATAGAAATTGCAGTGCATATTACTATAGCATCTAATCTATTAGGAGATGCTTTAAGACGTATACTTACCATAGGATAAAATGTGCCTGCAACTGCTAGGTTCCTTGGAGTAGTTACAGGGATACCAACAGCTTGTTGCAATCCATTAAGTTGATAACCTCCTTCAGATAATACTGTAGAACAGATTTGTTTTAATGTACTTGCTCCACTTGTAGCACCTGTATTTGTTATCTCATATCTAATTGGTAATGAAGCTGTTGTAATATATGTAGAGGTAATTATGTTAGCATGATGAAATTTATGACAAACATAGAAATTACCATCTATAACAAAACCAATTCTAACAGTTCCAACTCCCAACCACTCTAAATCCATAAATAAGATTTGAGCTTTTGTAATATCAAGTGTAACACCACTAACACCTGTTCCATCTAATTTATCTACATTCCAACTTGATTGGTTAACAGTTGTTTCTACTAATGCTCCTGAAACAGATGTTCTCTCAACTAAACTAAGAGTACTATTATTTAACTGTAAATAATATCCATTAGCTGCACCATAATACCCAACTCTTTGTCTAAGATTTGTTTTAGCTGCATTCATTACAAATGTATTAAGTACCAACAAACTCTTGCCAGGTTGATATGAAAATACTTTAGTAGTTTCTCTAACTACCTCTGACCCTGATGCAGAAGTTACAGCTAAATCCATTAATCCTTGACTTGCATTAAATGTAGCAGTTCCACTTGTTGCAGTAGCTGTAGACCATAGCCCATTGTCATCAAATCTATGACTTGAATCAAATAATGTAAATGGAGTACTAACTCTTAGTCTACCAAATGCATCTACGTTAGGAGAGTTCTTATATGAAATCTCACTACTTACAATATTATATGCTGAATACCCTTGTGCCATAATTATGAAATTTCAGTACCAAACAATTGAAATGATAAACTTGTATTACCTGAATATACTCTCACTACATCTGTAGTAGCTAATGTAACACCAATAGTAGCAATGAATGTATCATTACCTGCTAGGATTACATCATAGTAAAGATAATCTTTATTTGCAGTGGCAGAACCTCCTTGAGAGATAGATACCCTAAATGTAGTTTGACCACTACCTCTATTACAAATAGATATTGAACTAACCACTGTAGACTTAGAAGAAGGTACTGTATACAATGCAGTTTCAGTTGTTGCAGAAGGACTTGATTGTCCTAATATTTTATAGACGTTTGCCATATTATTATGCTCCCATTAATAAGAAATTCATTTCAAATCCTGTATCTCCTCCTGCACCTCCAGTAGACTTAGCTACTAAGTTTGCATCTTCAATCCCATCTTTAAACCAATATTCTGCAATCCCAGTACCATCATATACACCAACAGTTTGTCCAATCTTTCTATCCTCAAGTTTTAATACATCAAGACATTGTGTAGTATTAAGATACGGGCCATACTTAGCATCAAGAAGATCATGACCCGCTACAAATAAAGGTGCTTCAACATTAACTTGTCCCATATTATTTAAAGTAATTATCTAGTTGTTGTACAACAGCAGAACCTTCTTCTACAATATCAGTTCTATAAAATGTTAGGTGAGATAAATAATCACCTCGTTCCATACAAAATATCATTCTTTTAAATCCTGACGTAGTAGTGTTACATAATGATACTACTTGAGCTTTAGTTAAAACAATACTATCAGGAGAACTATTTGATATATTATTAGTAATTGGTGTACCTCCAGAAGCTGTAGTTAAAGATATTGCATTTAACACTTCAGGGGAAGTAAATTTAATTTTGCTCTCACAGTTATTCCAAGATTTTGTTTTATTTGCTCCTAGGTTAGTATAGGTAAGACTATAACCTCCATTTGGAGTTTGAGTGCTATTTAAAATATCTGCTACTGTACCAATTGGTACTCGAATTGTATTACTTGATGCGTTTGTATAAAAACTAAATCCTTGATGAAAATTATAATGATATACATCTTGTGTTACCCATTGTACTGTATCATCAATTTGAGCATATAGTGAAAAATTATTAGAACAATAAAAAAATGTACCCCTTCCTTCTGCAACTGGAAAATGATAAATAGTTCCTGATAAATTTATGGTGATATTGTATAATTCTTTGTTTGCTGGGACATTAAAACTTGTACTGTTTCCTGGAGTTAAAGAAAAAAAATCGCCACTACCATTTGTAATAATAGCCCCAGTTAAATTTAAGTCTATTGGAGAACCGTTATTCCAATCAATAATTCCAATTTTTTTAAATTCATTTCCACCAGTACTAGTTTTAAAACAATTAGATTGTACCATACTAGCAGTAGCTCTAATTTTACCTCTTTTTCTAAGTGTAATAGTATTATTTGTATTAGCAATACTATTAATAGAAGATGGTTGACCTTTCCAATTTTGATTTAAAAATGGTAATACTATAGCAGATGTTTGACCATTTGTTAGTTCTCTTGAACCTGCTGTACTAGTAGTTAAAGTTTCACCTGTTGGTAACCTTTGTGTAGCAATAGCAGGTTGATATCCAGTTGTTCCAAAGGTAGGTGTTCCTGTTGGATTTATTGTTGCAGTAGTAGTTTCAATAACACCAAATGGTATATCAAAAGTATATTTTTGATAAGATGGAACATAAAAATTATCTCCTGGAGATACTGTATCATGTCCAACATTATTTACTAATGAAAATGGTGTATGAGCTTGTAAATCAAAATACTTTGTAGTATAAACATTAAACTTCTCTCTAAAGTTAAATGTATTTCTAAATTGACCAGTATCAAAACTACCACGAAATCCTACAGAATAGTTATTAACAACTGGAATATTTTGTTTGATTACATTACAAAAAATATGTTCAATGTAATAACCACTATTAATTCTATCTATAGTAATACTACCTGTTACCGAAGATGTTGCTGTACCATTAGACACAGTACATGTAGATAAATTAGAAGAACTTCCTTTTACAATTCTAAACTCATATTTTTTAAAATAATTTCGTGATGAAATATAATTTGCTAAATTTGCTGGTGATATAGGAGAATTAGTATCATATGTAACTCCTGAAGGAGCATTTAAAATAGAAAATGTCAAACCTTCTTTTACACCTGTTGAAGAAGCTGCTCTTTTAATACCAGGTGTACCAGCATAGTTTGTATAGACACTACAACTAGTAGGCGGATTATTTGGATAAGTACCCCCATCTCCTTGATTATATATAAGTAATCTTACAAAGTTTGCATCACCATCCCTCATTCCCCATAATTCAACACGAGGATATCTACCAAGAAACAAATCTAATTGTGATTCTTCTGTAGGTACTACTAACAAATCTTTAACCAAATAATCTTGTGTATCTAATCCATCATCTAATTGGATACTAAATAATATTAAGTCATTTCCAGTGGATGCACTGGTAATAGTTTTTTCACTAGTAACTAATCTTATATTAGATGAAGTTGCACCATCATGAATAGCAGTACTTAATTGTGTTCCAAATGATGTAATACTTTTAATCAATGGTTTATTACTGTATCCTGAATAAAAACTAATTGGTGGTCCTGGATACAAACCATAGTTATATATATTATTTGATCCTTTTATAAAAACAGGAAGAATACCTACAAGCCCAACATTTTTTGTAGTATTAATTACTCCAGTAATACTGGCATTAGGAATATTTTGAGGTCCTGTTTCTAACATATATCTTAATACCAAATTTCTAGTTGAATCTGGAGATAAGATAGGATTCATCAAACCTGTTACATAACTACTTTTAGATGATGGATTATATGTAGGAAAAAAACTAGATGTATTCTCATAAACTCTAAAATCATGTAATGAAACATCTCCTGTACCACCAGCCTCAACAAAATTATTTCTAAAATTTATTTTACCATATGATGTGACTGTAGATAGCAATTTAAAAAATATACCACTATTAGTAGAATTAGTCCAAGGAAATCCTATAGACTTTGTAAAAGTATTAGTTGTTGTAGTATTAAATGCAATACTAGTATAAGGTTGATGTTCAATACCATTAATAAATAATCTTACATTATAGTTTAATGTATATGTTGTAGGAGCAGCAACATTGTTAGGGGTTCTTGTTACTAATACTGTTATGTTTAACCATTTATTAAAAAGGGTGTTGACATTTAAAGAAGCATTATAAATTGGAGATACTAGTGGATAGAATAATGTAGGAGTTGTTACAGTAGTTCGAACAGAATTACTATCAACATAGTTATCAGTGGTTATAATTTCAATACGTGTTGCAGCAGGGGTTGTGCCCTTAATTATTCTTAAAGTATAATAAGGAGCATCTGTTAAAGCCCCAAATGAAAATGATGTAGTATTTACTGTAGAGTCTCTCAACATAATAGAAAAACTCAAGCACATATCAGAGTACGCAGTATGAGCGTTTGCAAATAGAGGACTACAATCTGCACCAAATTGATTAGGTACACCATTAGATCTACCAGATCCTACTACAAACCCACTCATTTGAGGGAGACCTGTTGTAGTTACAGATCTACCATTGTAAACTTTATTAGTAGTATCTTTTGTAGTTCTATCACCAACTGAACTTTCTACAATACCAGTATCTGTAATATATGAGTTAGCAGGGTCAAAGAAAATTTCTTGACACCTTCCTGCTAATGGGGGAGTAGTTCCAGTAAACCTTATCATACGTTATATAATGTATCAATTACAATTCTTGGATATACAGTAGAACCAACTGTAATAGTATTAGTTACATTTAACATCAGTACATCTTCTGCACTATTATATGGAGATAAAGTAATATCTCTACCAAATGGTAATGTAATATATTTTGACCACCAAGCTGTTTCAGTTTTTGGATTTTTATTAACATTATTTACTTGCAATGAAATATAATATGCTACAGTGTTGTCTGTACTATCTTCAAATCTTACAATAGCTGCTGCAGCGTATGTTGTACCACTAGCCCAATTAGCTGCAATAGTAAATGTATTACCTGTATTCCATGTAGCTTGTTGTAAAATTCTAAGTGGTATTCTTTGACCAACTCTACCACCAGTAAGAGTTAATGATATAATAGCACCACCATTTCCTGTATAAGTAATAGTACCACTACCATTTTGAGAGAGGTTAATACTAGCTGGTGCACCACTATTCACTGATAGTGTATATGTTCCAGATGAAGCAAGTTGTTGAATATCAATTAAAAAGAATCCTGATGCATTATTAAAAATAGTATAACCAACTAATATTGAATTTGCTGTAGGAGAAGAAGCTAGTGTATAACCACCAGATCCACTAGCTACTAATGTAGCATACACAGGACCTGTATAACTACTAACATAAGCTGTTGTATTCACTGATACAATTCCCTCAATCATAATAATAATATCTTGTCCATCAGTTTTTCCTTCAGTAGCAATACCAATAACATTTGTATTAGTAGTACTAGCTTTAATTACAACAGGTTTTCCATTAGCATTAGAAGTAGATAATACAGAAACAATATCACCTTTAGCAATACTTCCTGAAGCAACACATACTAATCTAACACTTTTACTATATTCATTTAAATATGAATCTTTAAACAGTTCATAATCAGGAGTTTCTGATGATGTTCCTTGTGGACCTAAATAATAATTTGCGTGGTTACTTGCAGGATTTGTAGGCCAACTTGCTTTACCACTAAAAGTTCCAAAATCACCTGATGATAAAAAACCAGATTGACTACCACTTGCTTGAAGAATTGAAAATGTACCTTTACCTGCAGTAGAAGTAGTACTATAGTTTAAAGGAGTGCTAGCTTGTAAATCACCAAATTGAATTCCTGTATTATGTTGAACTGCTTTCCATTTTGATGAAATAGAATCATATTTTAATACATATCCATCTGATGGATTTAAATCTGTTAAAAGACCACTACCAGTACCAACATCACTTAATTCATATAAGTGTTGTTTTAATGTTCCTGAACCACCAAGAGCTAATTCAATAGTATATGTTTTATCTGGAACACTACCTGATGTAGTACCTGCTACAGTTAATGAAGTACTATCACTTTTAAATACAATTTTATTAAATTCTTCAAAAGATGGACTATTTCCAACTCCAGCTTGAGGTAGTTTAATTTGTACTAAATTTTGAGAGCTAGTAGAATCATTTGATACACTAACACCGTTTCCAGTAAATGCTAATGTTGGGTAACTACCAAAACTAGTAGTATCTTTTTTAACTGTAAGATTAGCAGCTGTAACTTTTAGTGTATTATCAGTATCAATTGCTAAACCTGTACCAATTTTTACTACACCAAATTGAGAGGTACTTGCTTTTTGTACATCTATATCTCCATCACTATCAATAGTTATTACACTACTTGAAGGAATCCTAACACCACCTAATGCACTATCTGTAGCTTTTGTTAATGTAAAATTACTACCTAAGTCCACTTTTGTCCAACCATTATTAGCATTATTTCTAATATACAGTCCATTATTAGTAGCTTCAAGATTGTCATTATATACATATAATGCAGCACCAGGTTCTAATCTTTGGGTGGCTATTGAATCCCCAAGATTAGGTGTAGATCTCCAACCACCTTTACCTAATTCTGCAAGGTGGGTGGGATATGTATCACTTTGAGAGGTAGTACTTATAGTATCACTTACGACTTGATTTCCAGGATAACCCATAATTAGTTAATATTAAAAGGATTGAAGTTACTACTTGAACCAAATGCATTTTGAGATACATACACACGATATAAAACATTATGTAATGTTAATGTTTTATATTTAGCTACCCCACCAGTTCCATAAGAATCTAGATTAGTATAAGTTCCACTAGTATCAGCTTTTAAACCAAATGGACTATTTGTAGCACCATATGTAAATGTGGTTAATCCATCAGTAGTAAATAAAGCATCTGGAGCAATAAAATAAAAATATCTATTAGGACTAAATGTAGCAGAGGTATAATTTTTATTACTAAATGCGAATGTTGATTTTACATCATTTACAAATGTATTACCTGATGCAATATTATTACTTGTAATATCTTCTGGAGCAGTTGCTGAATAACCAGAATAAATATTATACGTACTATATTTAACATTTCTATTACTAGTTAATGACGTTGTTGTGTTATCTGATTTTACTCCAGTAGCACTAGCAGTAATAGTAATTTGACTACTAGTATTTGTAGAGCTTAAACTATTACCATTAGTTTGTCTAAGATAAAATACCTTTGTTGTATTCGATGCCCAATAATTAGCATCACCAGAATTTGTACTAAATGTAAAAGATGATGCTGGAGAAGTATAGGTGTCTGATAAACTATATTCTAAAGTCTCAGTAAATGTATCAGTGAATTCTATTGTGAAAGAATTACTTTGGAAAGATGTATTAACTTTAGCTGGACAAGGAGGATAACTAGTAGTTGTATTAATATCTCCTGGAGGAAAAGCATATACAATAGTTAGTGTGATATTAGTTAAATTAGTATTGATTAATGTTGTATTTCCAACAGCACCAGATAATGACAATGTGGGAGTAGAAATAGATTTTGAACAAGGTGATTCTGGAGTTTTTAATTGAACAGTATTATCCGTAACTTTAAATATATAACCAGTACCTGATGCATCAAATTTTAAAGGTGTACCATTAGGTAAGTTAATAGTCTTAGATTCTGCTGCTACACCACTTTCATCATTACCAATTAGAGTTATACTTGTAGTTCCAGTAGTTGTTCCACCACCAGATCCATCACTACCACCATTACTATCATTATTTCCTATATACTCTGCAATAAGTTTATTAACAAAATCTTTCAAGGATATACCACTACCCTTATCGCAGATAACATTATCCTTCCTTAAAATAATATCGTCATTACAACCAGCCATACACTTTTGTTTTGAATTTAAAATTAATCATACATCTCACCTAATTTGTTTAAGATAAAAATGTACTATTCACATAATACTATTGTATATAGTAAAAAAGGGTGAGCTTTTGGCCCACCCTCTTTTTATTAGGTTAGTTAGATTAAGATGCAGTTTCAGTAGTTTCATTAACCAATGCATTAATATATCCTGTTACAGCTGTATTAGATGTAGGTACAGCAATAATTGTCAAATTAGTCATTGATTGAGTGGAGGTATAAGCAGTATCAACTTCAGGCATATACTCAATGTAATACAAAGTGTAAGGTCCAGCAGCGTCAATCTTATTTTGGAATGGATCCATTACCATTGCATTATAACGAGGGCTCTTAAACTGTTGCTTGTACTTCAAAGAGTAAGATTGATATTGGTGAGCAATATGTCTTACTTCTTCTTTCAACAAGTTAGGGAATTTAACTTCGACTTCAAGACCAGTAAATTCTTTACTTGCTCCTGTAGATCCAGTTACAGACTTATATTTACCAATTGCAAAACCTGCAGTTTGTGTACAAGCTGTTGATCCAAAATCACTAAAATTAATAGTATTAATTGCAATTGTGAAAGGTGTGATCAATCCAGATTGAGTTTGGTCAAATACAATAGGAGTTTGGGTAGAAACACCAGCATTAATAGGAGTAGTAGTATACCAATCATACTTAGCACCGTAAGGTCCTTCGTGGAAATAACCATTCAATCTTACGATATCCCATTTATAAGGGAAAATAGTAGGATCTGTAACACCAGAAGCATAAGAAAGATTATAGTTAATTTGTTCTTTAGCATCTACCATAAGTGCAGCAGTATAAGTTTTACCAGCAACAACAGCTTCAGTCTTAAGAGGATAAAATCCAGGTACTGCAGCTTGAGCAACAGTAAGAGCCTCATGCCAAGTGCTATATTTAGTAACATCGATAATTACCTCACGAGTAGAAGCAACTCTAGAAGTTAACAATAAGTGAGATGGGATATTAGTTGTAGCATTTGTAGAAACACCAGTATAATTAGTTACTGGATTTAAAATGTTTCCATTTTTAAAATATACAATATCTGTAACAGTTCCATCTGAAGAACTACAAAAATTAATTACAGCAGTAACATTTACAAATGAAGCCATCATAGTATCATCAGCAAAGTTTTTAACTAAGTTAAACAATGCAGAAAATGGAGCATATTGGTTAGATGTTGAAGAAGCACCATTACTTGTACTAACAAATGTTTTCGATGCCATTGCTGAGTATCCACGAGTGATACCAAATGGAGAAATATTATTAGCTTGTGCAGATCTTACACGTACAGAGAAAGTATATTCTTTGTCAGCTTCAAATTCCAAAGTTCCAGCAGCAACAGAGCTACCAGGTCTAGTAATTTCAATTTTATTAGAAGTAGCAGTAGTTCCAGATACATAAATCTCACCAAGATAAATTACCAATCCTCCTGTACCAGCTGCAGTAACATCACCAATATTGGTAGCAGTAGTAATAGTACCATTAGAACTAGAATTAGTAATACAATAGTACAAACCAGAACCACTATAGTAGAAAGAACCTGCTACAAAAGCACGAGAAGATGAACCATCAGCACCGCCCCCATTGTAAGTAAGCATTGATCCAGCTGCACCAAAGATTTTTCCTTGACGAGAATAATCATCTGTACCAACAAGTTTACGAACAGATACAATTTTAGAAGGATTGATGACACCAGATTTGATAACACCAAGTTCTTTTTCAATTGCATCAGTTTGATTTAAACCTTGTGCAAAATAAAAAGGTACTGTTGGTACACCATCTGCTAGTAATAAATGACTAGTAGAATAAGAGTTTGCAGTAGTGGCATAAGCCGCAATTTGAGAATTTGCCAATGATGCCAAGGGAGTCCAAGGATCTGATGTGGCTGGTGCAGATGCAGAAGATCCTGCTACCAAGAAGTGGGTGACTCTAAAGTCCATGTTTTTAGTTTTTAATTATTAAACAAAAAGGGTTATTCGTTGCGTTGTTGTCTAGATTGAGAATACTGTACCTGAGCATTATCTGTAATAGTCATTGCTAATTGCTCAACGATAATATCCAAGAGTTCATCTTCTAAGTGTGGAGGGAACTCACAATCTATTGTAGTTGAATTAACTACTTGCGAATTTGGCAATCTTTTTTTATATCCTATAATATCTATTTCTCTAGGTAGTCGTAGATAATCTATATATAGCTTATTTAAAGTGTAATCTTCAGCTTTATGAAGCACTAAATTATCTGTTGACATTGTTAATAACTGCTCTTGCCAATCAAATGAAGGTTTGTAATTTGAATCCTTCATGTAGTTTTGAACATCATTGTTTGGAACAAGGATGTTATAAATTTTTCTATTCTTACAATTACCCTTATCAGCAGTGCAATAAGAGTTGATATAAAACATATAATCTGGCAATGAGGTTGTACTCACTACCAGATTATTGTTAGACTTTGTAATATTCATCTCAATCTCTTTCTGAATCAAGAAGTCAAGATCATCAAATCTTTTTCTAAATGATTCAAAACCCATCTTATAAACGTTATTTAAACCAATCTTTCTTTTTACCAAAACAAGTTGAGCAGAGTTAATTGCTCTTACTTTATCAGGTACAGAGATCTTAAACTGATCATTAGTACCAGATTTGTTAAGGTATTGGTCAATACGTTTAGAAAGATGCTCAGATGAGATCATATGTTAATGTTAGATAGTTTTTTAATTTCTCAGAGTAAATTAAATAAATTTCTTGTTGTGATGGATCAGAGAGTACCATTTCAAATTCTTCAAAAGAATTAGCAAGTGCTGGACTTGTTTCTGTCTCTCTAATTACACCACCTCCAAATCTACGAACAATACCCTCGTTAATTAAACACTTAGCTAAGTATTTACCATCCAAAATATCATCCGACATAGCACAAAAGTTATTGAACTCTTGTACCACTTCTAGCTTAGAATCTCTGATATAATCATCAATGATAGTATAAACTTCTTCATTAGAAGTACGGTATGATACACCAAGATCACCAATGATGATTGCAATCTTTCTTCTCTTATTCTCAGAGATCTTCTCAAGGTTAATGATAGCCTTGTTCTGTTCTTTCTTCTTACTTACTTTAGCATCAATCTCCTCTGCAATATTTTCAATGTACCAGTGACATTTAGGATCACAAGTACCATTCTCCCAATCTTTCAAAGATTTTGCAATTTGAGGGTGAACAGATAACCACAAGTAAGTGATGTATTGCTCAGGGATTTCTAAGTTAAATACATTCTCTCCATCCTTCAATGCAAATCCTGCTTTGGTATTAGGTTCAGTTGGAGAAGATACTTTCTTATAGAAATCACTTCTTGGTCCAAGTTCTAAACCTGTTGCATCTTCTAGTTGTTTCTTAAGCTTACGAATTTTTTCTTTCTCAGCTTTCTTTACTTTTTCATCTGTGATTTTTTCAATCGCTCTGAAGTCTTCATCTAAACCTGTCCAGTATTTGTTAAAGCTGGAATCAAAATAAGGTGAAATGATGAAGTTTGTTCCTGGTACTCTGCTCAATCCCGCTTTTCTCAGTGAACGAGATAAAGTGAAATCATGTACTCCCCCCTTTTTAGGAATGGGTTTAATTTTTACAATTCTAGCCATAAATATTTTTTTGCTAAGTTAATCAATAATTCTAAAAATAGAAAGGGGGAAACCCCCCTTTCTTAATTTTCAGAGATTATTAGAATGTTGGATCAACCTGTGGTTGTTCTTTCAAGATTACAGTACGAGAAGGATCTTCCAAGAATACCCCTACACGATCTTTCATCCACATAGTGTACCAAGGATTTCTGTGTGCAGATTGCATACCTTGCATAGAACCAAATCCAAATGGAGATACAGTACCTTGCTCATAACCCCAGCTCATTCCAGGAGCACCTTTGTGACGGATCTCACGAATACGTTGAGGAGCAGAAGCACCATCAGAACCTTCAGATACGTCAAATACCATGAACATAGGAGCTGACTTCTTAGATGGACCATATTCCAAGTTACCCATTGGATCATCCAAAGCAGGCATGTGTTTGAAATCTACTTGTCCAGTTTCAGTGGTAATGAAGTGGTCAAAAGCATAACCCAAACCAAGGTTCATAGAAGGCTTGTTTTGAGAGATACCATGCAACATACCAGCATTAGCAGGATCAATACGGAATCCAGAGTTAAACAATTCTTTTTGCAAAGTGTTGTTGATCAAATCCATACCAGCTTCGTTAGTATAGATAGTTACTTTACGATCACCAAATGCACGTCTGCGATAGAACAAATCACCAAATACAGTACGCAACAAGTTAACACCAAATTCACCACGGTTGTAGTAAACTACGTTACCTTGCTCCATTTGCTCGTACAAACCAGCACCTACCAAAGTGTTAGATTGACCACCTTGTCCAGGAACCATACCAGATCTACCCCAGATCAACTTATTAACTTTCATGTCAAGCATTTCTTTCTTCAACATCAAGTCAATAGTCTTAGCCCAACGCAAGTCAACGATCATTTCCTTACCATTGCGACCAGTAGTAGTTTTACCAATGAAAGAGATATCTTTAGCATTTCCTTCTCTATCCTTATTCAAGTTGATAGTGAAGTTCTTACCAGAAGCATCTTTCAATTGACGCATTTCAGCCCATTCAGTTACAGTGTGCTCAACACCAAATGATTCTCCCAAAGTGTGCATCACTTCAAGTTCACCATCTGTCAAACCAAGACCTGACAATTTAGTATCGAATTCACCAATGATGTTATCAACCTTGAAGTATTCAACACCAACTTGCAAGAATTTAGCTTGTACGAAAGCATCAGCATCACCACCAGTGATAGTGAAAGTGTACTTCCATCCTTTTCCGTATGGCTCAGGATCTTTAGTTACGTACAACAAAGCATTTTGCTCAATACGGTGTGCAGTGATACGATCACCATGAACAAATACCTTTCTGTCAAATACCAACTGGAAAGTAGTTCCATACTGACCAGGCTTAAGATTAGCACCAGTACCAACAGATGGTACTAAGTTTTCAATAATTTTAGGATACTCAACCCCTTTACGGATTCTGTAAGTGAAAGAATCAGAGTGAGTGGTCAAGTAGAATGGTTCAGCTGCAGAAATAAGATTCAAGAAATCATTGGAGTACAACTTAGTTTGGTTGAACAATTCAATGATGTCTCTGTCGTACTTTTCAGGTGAATCCATGTACAGAGAGTAAAGGTGATTACTATCAGTAAATTTACCGATTGCATCACGATACATAGAGGAGGTTTCTCCAACTACGAATCTTTTGGGGTACCCAGGAAGAGTGTTTGCCATTGTATTTAATTTTTAAATGTTAAATGTTGTTTTAATCAAGAAACCCACCTTTTTTACCAGGAGTTAGAGTACGCTTCTTTTTAGTTACTCCAAAATCCCACATCTTTTTGGTTTCCTCTTTTACTGCTTTTTTGATAGCTGAGTCTACTTTCAAACCACTTTTCAAAAACTTAGCAAGTTTAAGTAGTGATTCTGGACTACGTTGTGCATCTACAAAATCTTTGTATAATGCTGTAACTGGTCTACCATCTACTGTTTTATATGGTGTGTCAGTTAAGTAGGGGATAAGTTCATCTACATCTCGTGGAGTAAATGGGATATTATCAATTTGTCCTACTTGTACTGCTTGTCTAACAGAGCCTTCAATAGTTTGAGCAAATCTTAATCTAGCTTGCTCATCTTCATATTGTTTTCTCTTAGTTTCCATTTCAATCATCTGTTGCTTCTGATAGTAATGGTTTGCTAATTTTGCTTTAGCTTGTTCAGCTTTCTTTTCTAATTTACCAAGATCTCTAAGATCTACAATCTCCTCGCTAATTTCATTTGGATCTCTATCTGGTTCCAACATCCGCATGTATTCAAATACAATGCGTTCTTGGTTAGTTTCATTCTGAATGTCATACTGCTCAATAAAGCTTTGTGATTCCATTGCTTCAAAGTAAGATCTAGGATCTACACCATCTTGAGCAACCTTCATTAAGAACTCTTTCTGCTGAGGTCCAAACCTTGAAAAAGCTTGTTCAATATATTCATTTGCAAGTTTTCTTGCATTATCTTCAAACTTAGATACAAATGTATCTTCATTCCATTCAAACTCCTCATCTGCTTCTTCCTCTTCATCAGGTGTAAATACACCTAACTTAGTTAAATTCTTACCAAATAATTCAAAGAAGTTTGCTTCACCTTCTTCCTCCTTTTCAACCTTTGTTTCATTTTTCTTAGGAGTGGGTGCTTTAGAAGCTGGTTCATCTTCCTCATCATCTGTTTCATACGTGTTGAGGAGATCTTCAATAGTATCCTGATCTTTCAAAAAAGGTTCATCCTTTAATGCTTTTACAGGATCTACTTCATCTTCTTCTGTTTCTACTTTCTTAGATGCAGCTGGTGCTGGTTCATCTAACTTTTCAAGATCTACATCAGCTCCTGGATTGTAATCTTGTAATAGGGTTGTAGCATCAATAACTTCTGAACTTTCTACACCCAAGCTGTCAATAAAGTTTTCTGTACTCATATAATTTATAATTCAAAGTTGTTACTCTTTTTCTTTAAAAACAAAGATATTCTATTTTTTAAAATCCCTCTGCTATATTTATCGCATTATTTTTTCTTTTTTTCTCCTGATACAGGATTCTTAAGTGCTGTCTGAGCTTTAATTGTTTCAATTCTTTCTTTTGAATCAATCTCTTTTTCTTTCAATCTTAATTCTTGCGATTTAATATCACCATCCATCATAGATTGTTCTTTTCTAAGGTTTAAATCTTTTTGCTTAGAATCAATATCTGCTAGCATCTTAGTATAATCAGAGTTGAACTTATCAATTTCCAATGCATCAGGAGTTTCATTTGTATTCACGTCAGTATTTTGAGCATACCTCATAGCACTGATTTGAGCAACCATAATATCCTTCTTACGATCAAGATCATTTTGTTCAGCTTCAAATGCAATCTTCTGATCTGCAATTTGTTTCTGCAACTGTTGTTGTTGTTCAGCAATTTGTTTTTGTTGTTCAATTTGCTGCTGTTGCATTTTCTGTTGCTGTTCTTGTTGCTCTTCTTTCTTCTCCATATCACCTTTCAAGAACTCTCTAATCTCAGAAACAGATTGAGAGGTTTGAATCATAGTAGTATAGTAAGGATGAAGTTGATTTTGTGCATATGCAAGAGATAGTTGTCTAATCTCTTCAAGTTTTCTCTTATCATCAGAACGATTAGTAACAAACACTTGTAGATCTTTCATCTTCAAATCTTCACCATTAATCATAAAGAATGTATCATGCATATCAGCATTCACATAATTGATAATACTAACTGGCTTAGAAGCTTCAATATGTTGAGCAGTGTCAACAAGTTGTTGATATACCAAGTTCATAATCTGCTCATGTGTAGTAGTAATAGGTTCTGTTTGAGCAAATGATTGAGAGAGTGATTGGTTAATACCTGTTGCAGTTTCACCAGAAACTGTATTACCCATACGTTGAGGGGTAAAGCCTAATAGCTCCCAACATTGTGTTTTAGCCCAAGTAGCCAATGAGATACGAGATTGAATCTCTTGTGTACGGGTAAGATCCAAACGAGTGAATTGGTTAAATGTACTAGAACCTTTAGTATTCTCAGGTGAATCATCAATACCAACAATACCTTGTTCTTTAGCAAGTGTAGTCATTTTATCCAAAGCATCCTCATCTGTCATATCCTTATACTTTGGCAACTGACGTAGGTTGTACAACACTGCAATACCCACTTCTTTCTCAAGTAGGAGATAAAGTTGGTTCAAGCAAATGTTATATACAATCTGATAAACCTTCATTTGATCTACCATAGATTTAGGTAGAGTGTTCTTGGATTTATAGAATCCACCAACAATAGGTGGAAGTTCAGTATGATAAAGAGGTTCAATGTTATATACACACTGACCAATTCTATATCCTCTGTACCAACAGTTGGTATACTCCCATTCTACAGTGATGGTAGGATCATTTTTATCCCACTCGTATTGTTCATCAATAATCTTAAGTTGTTCAATACCTTCCTCATCAATAAATGTAAGACGACCAATCTTTCTCTTACCTTTAAAATAAGCCATCACAACAGTGAAGCGGTGGTTACGTGTATCATAACCTAAGTATCCATAAGGAGAGTATCTAGTACCAGTTGGATCATATGAGTCAAGCAATTGGTGTTGTTCTAGTTCAGAACGAAGAGTTGCCTCATATTGTGTACGTAGTGGATTGTGTTGTGGATATGTGATAGAGGAGTAACCAGTTTTTTGAGTTTCAAAGATATTCACGTCAGCATTAGGATTCTTTACATAATCATCTCTGTGCTCACGTAGGTATTCTACTTCCTCATCTGTTAAATCAAACTTCTCAATAATCTTAGAAATCTCCATTGATTGGATGTAACCAATTGCATAACAGTCAGTAGTAAATACTGGATCAGGTTCTGTAAGGAACCAAACCCTCGCAGGATTCAATACCTCATAGTTCATCCCCATCTTATCTTTCGACATATATACGTGGTGAAACTCACGAGCAGTGATTAGAAGATCTCTAAATCCATCCTCTGATTTATCACGAACATTAAAATAATGTTTGAGTTGATCAAGCTTAAGGTTTGCCCATTGTTCAGCAGTAGATTGGAATGTTTTATTTTTATATCTATCTACTTCTTTTGGTCTAAAACTTTCAATCTGCTCGTTAATTTTTTGAATAGCTTGATTGATTTGCTCCATCTGAGCTTCATACTCTTTAGATTTAGCAGCCAACTCTTGTTGTAACTCTGGAGAACCACCCTCTTGAACAGATTGCATTGAAGCTTGAATTTGATTTCCAAGTTCTTGCATCTGTGCTTGTAGTTCTTCCTTCTGCTCAATCAATCCTAGCTTTGTAGCTTTCTGCATAATAATATCCTCAACTTTCTTGAGGTACATATCTTGCAGCATTTCTGTTTTAGCTCTCATATATTCATTATGAGAGTATTCATCAATTGCTTTAAATCTAACATTATCAGGACGTTTTGTAATCTCACCAATCAATGTGTTAAGTGGTGGATTCATCATTGGATAATGCTTAATATAATCAGGTAATTCTACAGATGTAGATTCATCTAAGAATTCTACAAGATGCTCATAATCAGGGGTGAAATAATCTTCTTTAACAAGAATACCATTAATCAGATCATAGTTCTTTTTCATTGACTGATTAGTCCAGTACTGGCTATATGCAATATTTGAATAATAGTCCATTGTACTCTTAATCCAATCAGGAGTTTCTTTCTCTTTTAATGAGAGAAAATGATCAGGTACAAACAATTCATAGTTATCAACTATGTTGGTAAACCTATCCCTGTTTTTAATTTTTTTAATGATCATCTGAAATGAGTAAATTTAAGTGTACGGAAATGACCTTTATGTTTACCAAAGTGACCATGCCTACTGAGTTTTACTTTTTTATAAATGCCTTCATATAATTCAGCATTAGCATTCTCACCTGGGGTTACAGTACGAGCCATACCATTTGAATATGCTAAGGTAATACCATATGCTCTAATTCTATCAAAGTTTCCTCCTCGTCTATAATTCAGCATTTCCTTCAATAGCATGATGTCTTTGATTCTTTCAATACCATATTTGATACTTTTAACTGTACCATCTTCATTATATTCTTTTCCTATTTCTTCGGTGCAATACTTAATAATAGAATTATCAAAAAACTCAATATTTTTTTGAGTGGCTCTAATTCCATAATCTGTTGATACAGAGGTATTTGGCGCAATCTCTTTGATCCAGTGAGGGGTTTTAGCAAGGTATTGATGTAAATTATTACGTAGAAGATAACTAATATAATCGTGAACATCATTCTCAATAAGGGCAGTAGCATTATAGTACATTAATAAACGGGTGACATTTTCATACCATTCCTCAAGTGATGCAGGTCTTCCTGTATAACAAGCAACCATACTATCAGCATGTTGGTCATCCATACCACTAACTTGTTTATGTATATACACTGATCCAAGAGAATCGGAATATTTAGCTTGGTCAAACTTATAGGGGTCAATACCAGCTACATATAATCCATATGGTGGTTCATCCATAATAGGATGTTCAAATATTTGTATTACACCTTCTTTCTCTGAATCATTCCTCACTGGAAAATCATGTACAGGTTTGCGATCAGAGAATGCCCATTCAATAATACCATCATCATTATAAACTAAATCAGATGGAATACCATGATAACTTAAATCCTCTAATTTTTGAAGATGTCTTTTAATAAGGTGGACAGGAAATTTGTTGACCTCTCTAACTTGAAATGCCTCATCGAGTGATAATGGTTCCTGCGTGACTGCGAGAACATAATCTTTTGGAGATTTCTTGCGAGCTGCTTCTCTTTTCTCTTTAATACGTGCAGTGGCACCAGATACATTGGAGTTTCCTTCCTCGTCAATATACCCCTTGTAGGACCAAGAAGCAGGGTGAAAGAATCCACATGTAGTATTTTGTTTTCCTTCATCAAAGATGTTTTTAAATTCTGCAAATCCATATTCTTTTGGTTGATAACAAATCTTCTCAAGATCTGCGCAATCTTTCATTTCACCCACAGATCCAGTGGCAATGATTTGACCAGTGGTATAATCACCATCCATACATGCTGGTCTCACGTATTCTATGGTTTTTAAAAGTGTAGGAGCAAGTCCAGGTTCTTCGTAGAAGAATAATGAGACAGCACCCCCTACCCCTTTTGATGGATTATCCTTAAGTGTAACTTTGTGTAGTTCAGACATATAGCCTTCCCAGTTCACTTTACCATAATCATCCTTCTCTTGGAATTGAGCTTTCCAGAAATCTTTAGTATAGGGGTTTTTGTTTTTATGCCAAGGTGTATTTTTATCTAAATGCCTTGCATTTGTTTCTATCATCTCCCACGTTTTGTCAGCTTTATCACCAACAAATGCACCAATATAAGAAATAGAATAAGGCTCAAAATAAAACTTCTTAGTAATAAGGGCACCATTCTTAAGTGAGTAACCACGCTGACGAGCCTTCGTACCACCAAAGTGTAACCCTCGGATTTTAGCTTTCTCAACTTCAATAAAATAGTATGCATCGCTATCCCAGAAATCAGGTGCTACTGATTTTCTTTGTTGTTTATTGTAAATGAGAGAATAGTTAAGATAGTAGTACATATCACCACAAATGTAATGGCCATCCGAGTTAACCATTCCATTCTCAATTTTGTACTCCTCCTCATCCCAAAACTGTTCGTATGCAGGAGAACCATATACGTATGGGCAATATGTTCCATATTCTAAAAAATAATTTACTGCTTCTTTAAACTCTTTGGTATTAGACCAAATATAATTTCCTGGTGTATAATCTGTATTAAAATACTTTGAGAGCAAGGGATACTTGCTCTCATCAGTACAGGGGTCTATTTCTTCTTGATATATTTGCATATTATTTCAAGTTCTCTAACTTATAGATTGTTCTATCTGTAAGTGCAATCATTTCATCAATAATATTTTGTAAGTGAGAAGCCTCACATGCTTTATACCTCATAGATTGAATATACTCTCTACAACCTGTCAATGCATCAATAGGATCCATGAAAGATGTGCCAGGAATTGCAAGATCTTGAACACCATACATTCCTTGATAAACTTCAATAAGTTCATCTGCTTTATCAGCAAAAGAATCATAAAATTCTCCTAGTGCCATATGTGCAGAAAATGCACCAATTCCTTTAACTCTTAAATGAGCAAGTTTAGCTTTATTGGGTACAGATAACAAGTAACCTAAAAATTCTTTTGCTAAAGGATTTTGTTGTTTATTATCATCCATTGATAAAGAAATAGGTTTTGAAAAAAGGGGTTTGGAAGAATCCAAAAAGTTTGACTTAGCCATTATATTATTTTTTATTCGGTCGTTCTCTATTTGATACAAATCTATTACCTCTCACCTGAGATTGTGCAATCTCTTGTTCTACTACATCTTTTAGATCCTTTAAAGATTTAACAGCACTACCAAGAGCTGCTAAGTTCTTCATGGCATTGGTTGCCTTTTTGTCAGAATCACCATCCTCATCAAAAGCATTAAACTGAACATCAGTGAAATACTCAGCCAACTTGTCTACTAGTTTAAATGCACTTTGGTACAACCTCATAGATGGTGTCTCTTGTAGTTGATCATACTTCTTAATGCCCTCTAAGATAATAGGATCGTCTGGACTGAACAAATCATTTGGGCAGAAATCTTTTAGACACTGCACCTTTCTGTCCACTTCAGATAGATTATTATATCCAAGTGCTTTAAAATCAACTAGATGATAAATATAAGCAAAGACAAACAATGATTTATCTTTCCATTTAGCATGAATCTTCTTGTACTCTGGTACTAACAGGATTTCTTGATCAATACTAACCTGTCCTTTATTTACGTGAAACATATATTAATATTCGTCTAAATCTCCCCATTCTTCGTTGGGGTCATCTAATCCTCCTGAGAAGGATAATCCTTCTTCATATTTTTGAAGTGCCTCATAAAACATCTGATCATTGTATTTCATAAGAGGGTCTTCATCAGTTGCTAAAGCGATATGTCTAGCAATTGGATACTCTGGATAATACTGCATTAAATTCTGGAGTATTTGTAAGATTTCGTATTGTGTATCCATTATCTATACGATTTAACTTTTGATGCAATTTTTTTAGGTTGAGCAACAAACTGTTTACCCTTAGCATTCCCTTTTGATTTTGCAGCATTAGTTGCAGCTTTCTCACCAGGAGAGAGTGCCTTCCATGCAGCATCTGGCAAATACCTCTTTTTACCTTTAGAGGGTTTACCATCACTAGTCCGCCATTTCTGTGCAGTCCAGTTCTTGAGGGATTGTTGGGATTTAGCTAGTGCCATTATTTGTATCCTCCACCTTTGGATTTGTATTCTCTTGCAAGCATTTGAGCTTTGCGTGCTGACCACTCTCCAGGATCTCCTCCTTTTGAACCAGCCTTGATTTTATTAAACAGCGTTTTCCTCATACTAGGTTTAGTATAATTTCCAGCTGCATTTACTTTTGATTTTGTTTTCTTTACTGTCATGGCTTTGTTTCAGATTCTTGTGGTCTTTTAACTCTCTTCATCATAGTTTCGTAGATACTGTATCCAAATAGTAACTTGAAAGATTCATCAATACTTTTTCCTTCTACCATTGCAATAACACCCACTGCAATTTTTGAAAGAGGTAAAGATTTATCCAATACATGTACTTCAACTAGATAAGAGAGAAGAATAGCAATGTTGTAAAGTAAAAGTTTAGGAATGATATTAGACATCTTCCTTGACGTGATAGCCACACCTGTTCTATGACATCTCCAGATTGCAAAAATGAAATCAGAGATAATCAATAATGTTGCTGTAATGAACAAAGGGGTAGCTGGAGCTAAGGATGCAGCCGCTGCAACCAATACTCCTAGTAACCAGTCTTTCATCCTTTTACTTTTTTAAGACGTGGGTTAGCTTTTTTAGCAGCAGGAGAGGCTTTTCTAGTTGCAGAAGCAAGAATGGCACCAGCAGATTTTTTGCTGATGCCTTGCTTCTTTGCAATAGAACTCTGAACTGCTTTGAATCCAGGGTGCTTTTTCATGATTAGCAGGATTTACCGCCCTTACGCATCATGGATTTTCCACCTTTTTTCATCATAGGTGTAGCAGTCATTTTAGATCCCATCATAGCTTTCTTAGCTGGCATCATTTTTTTGGAAGTAGGTTTCTTCATCATTGTATTAAAGTTTTAAATTGTTTTACAGTTAGCAATTCCATTTCCTTAATGCCAAAGCCTTTCTAGTTGGTTCACCATTAGGCTTCTTCATTGGACCTTTAACACCAGACATTCTAGCACAGAAAGACTTTCTTCTATTAGCATCTTTGCTACCAGGTTTCAATTTAGAAGGGGGTGTAGTAACAGCCATTTTAAGTTTGCTGCCAGGGTTAGCTTTTCTGTAAGAAGCCACCCCTTTTTTATTCAACCCACCTGAAGCAGATTTACCTTCCTTACGTGTCCATGCTGGAGTTTTCATTAGAATTATATTAATCCTCCAAAACTAATGAGATATTATGGGCGTTGGTCATAATATAAGAGAGTTCTTTGTCACCATCTTTGATAGTAAATGGCTTGATGTACATTGGATCACTCAATCGTACTTTTGCACCAGTTACTAAAGATGGATATCCTTCTGGCTTAATTTGTGGGCCTAAAGCAAATACTGTGTACAATCCAGAATGCTCTTTGTAAAAATCTTGAACTAAGTTTTCTTTAACAGAGGCAGATAATTCGATTGGCGAGTTAGCCATTTTTTTCATGAACTCAGGTTGTTCAAGGACAACGATGTCATTTTGTGGGATTAGTTTCATAATCTTTTATTAAGTTTTGTTTTTTAAGTTTTTTGATCAATGCTTTAGTAGGTACATCTGCGTTAGTAACAGTGAACCCTTTAATACCAAGTGAGAGAATATTGATCAGTTGCTCTACATCTTGTATCTCATGCCAATTGATGAGGAATTTTTCTTCTGTGTTTCTCATTTATCTTCTAAGTTTAACTCAATTGTGCAGTTCTTTGACAATGTAACTTGATTTGAATCATAGTGCCTAATTGCACCATCCTTCTCACTAGCTACCACCCATATAGTATTAGCTTGTGGACCATAGTCAATTAGGAATAAAGCTATCCCTAAACCATGATGGGTGTTGACATACATCAATTGTTTTATCTCGTGTATGATCATGAACCAATTTCAAAGTGCATCCAATCATAGTTCTTCTCTCTACCTAATGATACAAATCCATGTTTGTAGAAAATATCAATCATAGGTTTGTAGGCAGGTTTAGCAAACTGAGCTGTCTTAGATGTAGCTTTCAATGCATTACGTGCTGGGTCTAAGTCAATAGCAATCCCCCAACTGTGTCTGGAGTAATCAGATCCTCCCCTCATCTTACGGAAGCTAAAGCATCCCCCAAATAAATCAATACCTAAGCGTTGAATCTCTGGTAAACCATAGTGTGCTAGAATATCTTGAAACACAGCTGTAAACTTAGATGCAAGTAGTTTATGTACCCTCATCTTAGTAACAGTGGTTTTAGTATCCCAGGCTAAACGTAATGGAAATGGTAGTTGGATAGTAACTAAGTAATCTGAGCCATCCTCATCAGGAGAGCCATACTTAGAAATAATTTGATTTGTAGTTAACATAATTATAAATTTACAGCAGTCCAATATAATCCTGGACATTCACAGTCCATACACATTACTTTCTTTTCAATAAAGCATCCACATCCTTCAAAAGTGGTGTTGTTTCTACTTATACCTTTCTTATTAGGATCACAGATATTTTGTGTTCTAATAGGGCAGGTAAGGCAAATTGCCAATCTTTCTTCTGCCACCTGTTTTTTATTAGCAGGGAGTAGATTTAGTTTATCTAGAAGTGAGTTAGTCCAACCCTCTCCAATTTGTCTAATCAACTTTAATATCTTCATGTTTTGAATATTTATCATAAATCTCCTGAAATGTACCAAGCTTAGAATTTAGATCATCCATTAGAGCTCTAGTTCTTTGTGTGGTAGTATCATAATCTTCATCTTCAAAATACTGAATCTTCTTCTCTAACTTTTTCTTATACGATTCTAGGAAACTTTTCTTGATCTCAAAGTTTCCAAAGTTCTTCACCCTAATCTTACTATACTCGCAATTAGATAATTGATCATGGATTAACTTCCATTGGAACATAATAATATGCTCACATTCATCATACCCCTTACCAACACGGCAAGAGGTGATGTTTATGATGTGGGAAAAATCATACTGTGACATTAGCAGTAAGTGTTAGCTCTAGAGCTTTGATATCTGTAGATACTGCAATAGATGGATTGATGGTATAATTGTTTGCTACACAGTAGATTAACTTCAACTTCTTTAATTTAGTCAAAGCATTCTTCAGTACTTGGTGTTTAAAACCTACACTATCAGCAAGTGCACCAAGTTCTTTGGAGTTGTAAGGTTTCTGATTCAGCTCAACAAGTGTTGTAATTTCTTTATCAGAGAGAGTAAGTTTGTTAAACCCTACTAGTAGCAAGTGATAGTAGTTGAACATAAGTTCATTTGGTGTGGAATACTCTCGTTTCCACTTAACATTCTGTTTCTTCATTGCTCAAATATACTAATTAATCTAATATAGCTATAAATTAGCCTTTAGTGAACTGTCACAAAAATTAATGATAGCAATTATGCAATGCAGACATAGTAGCAATGAAGTCATCCTTATCATGATCAATGGTGATCATAGATCTACCAGCCTTTTCAGTGTAGGTAAGATTGATATATCCATCAGAGGTGAAGACAAATGCTTTAATATCATCAATAGAAACATACCCCTCAACAAAAGAGATAGTATCTTTCTCAGCAGCAATGAATTCAGGATCAAGAGTGGGATCATAATCATCATCAAACTTATTCTCCTTACGTAAGTCCATTTCAAGTTTAGCTAGTTCTAAATCCTTATCAGGGTTAATGCCAGCAATTTTAGTCTTCAGGTAATTCATGATTCATTAATTTTAAAATTTCTTTAATATCCAACTCAAGTATAGCAGTGGTATATGTTGGTGCTAACTCTGGATGGTGTAATATATCCAATTGTCCAAGAAAATAAGCTAGTGTCATTAACCTATTAACTGTTGACTCTGGGGTGCATTTTCCTACTAACCTTGTATAAACACTAGGGATTGTTAACAAGGAGAGTTTATCTAATACAAACTCAATTTTACTTTCATGCGTCATTTGTAGTGTTCTAAAATTTCTTTAACAAAAGGATCACGGTAATTTTGTTTTAGCTCAAAAGTACGGAAGTTAGATACCTTTCCTTCTAATGTGAGTAATTTGTCAAAACCACTTTTCTCTTTTGGTGGTAGAAGTACCTGATCTGTATCCCCTGTAAGAATAAGTTTACCATGTTTCCCCACCCTAGTAAGAAGTAGCTTCATTTGTTGTACGGTCATATTCTGTGCTTCATCAGCAATAGCTACATCATTAATAGTCACCCCTTGAATAAATGCTAGAGGTAGGATTTGAATAGCTTCCTTTTTGAGGAGTTCTTCTACTTTCTCCTTCTTAATAAGATCATTCATATTCTGAAGGATTGGAATGAAGTAATGAATCATTTTCTCTTTTACATCACCTGGTAAGAATCCAATATTCTCAGAGGTAACAGTGGGTCTGATGATAATGATTTTTTCCACCTGCTTTTTTAGTAGCATATCAAGTGCAGCATTAACAGCAACAAATGATTTAGATGTACCAGCCTTACCATATAAAACAGTAACAGTGTTGTTATAGATTATCTGTTTAGCTTCTTTCTGTTCCTCAGTGAGAGTAGCATTAAGAGTTTTGATTGGTGTTTTAGGACCTTCTGGTTTTGGAGTGTTGTTCATAAAATAGTTTTAACGTTTGATAGTAGCAGCAATATTAACACTATCAGGATAATGTTTTTGAAAATAATCTATCCTATTTCCATTGAACAACAAAAATGGGTTAATCCAAAATTCTCCGTTACGTTTTTTTGCAATAATGGAGTAAGTTTCCAACTCCTCTATAGCCTTATACAGTGTATTCTTAGAACCAATGTTCAACTCCTTCTGAACTTCAGTGAGAGTGAGCTTCACATAATCCATTTGTTCACCAAGTGAAAGTGCAATATACATATACACCTTAGTAGCAATAGGTGAGAGTGCACCAATCAACCCCTTAATATTTTCAGGTTTGTAGAGTGCCACCTTTCTATCTCTCTCAATGAATCTAGTAGCAACAATAGTAGTGATCTTAGCATGATCTGTTACATGCCCATCACCATCAAAAGAACTAGACTTACCTAAATACTGATTTTCTACTACCTTGACCAAGTCAAGTTTATTACCATACAAGAATGGATTTGATGTACCTTTTTCCATGTACCAAAGATACAACGTTTTCCCAAAAATTGGGAAAAAGTAGCAGAAATGATGGGTCAATAAATGGACTTTTTCCCATTTTGACTTTTGTAAGTAATAGTAGCAGAATAAGTTATGAGCTTCACTCGTGTAATATTATATACACATAAACAGTAGATCATTTAAAGAGTAGAAAGTTCAAGCCCCCCACACAAAAAATTTTAAAAAAATACCCCACTGTGTTTACGGGAGGTGTGACCACGCCAAACAATCACCCCCCGTTCCTAAATTTGTGGGTCATATCCCTACGTAAATTATATGGAGACAACAACAAACACCAATCTTGCCAAATGGAAAGAGCTCATGAAGGCAGGAGAGAGATTGGGATCACTGGGTGATCTCATGAAGAGTGGCAATGTAACGGTCTATAAAGACCAGTTCGTAAGGTACGAAGCAGGCAGTGTGTCTGCCTGGGTTACTGTTAGTGAAACCACCAAAAAGAAGGGTATTGATCCAGTAAATCTCGAAGTTACCCTTCGGGATAAGATTACAGGAGAGCCTGGTAAGGTAGCGCAGGCTTGCGCACCTGGCGGTAAACCAGCAACTGCTGCTGACTTGGCCAAGATCTTTGGCTGAGAGTGAGGGGTGAAATACCCCTTTTTTAACCTTTTAACCACTTGAGTGTGAGGAGGTTAAAATAATTTTGTAAGTGAAGGGACAGGTTTGGGTGACCACAAACCACCATTTTCCTACTGTTGTGCAGTGCATTCCACTGTTCCTCACTTATAAAATTATAGCATACACTCGTTGCAGCGAGTATAAACAGGTGATTAGGCTGCAAGCGTTCTTAACAGAGAGGTTCACATAAAAAAACACAACTATGAACAATTTAATTTTAACTCAGGATCAGGAAATGAAATGTATGGCAATTGACGCTCAAGTGAGCGCAATGAACGAGGAGGAATTCCTCGCATACATTCATCAACATCCTGATGAACGATGTATCCACATTGGAAATGGCATAATGTACGATTATGTCTGGGGTGCATACGAATTATAATTTCCTTGGGCTATAACACTAAGTGCCTAGAAACAGAAGTGTTTATTTTTTTAATCACAAACAAAATAAAATAAAAAGCATTATGAAAACAATTGCAAAAAACAACACACTTTCTCCAATTTCTGTTGTTCAAACTAAGTTGGATGAGAACATTAATGTTCTTAAAGAATTCATTGAACATAACTGGTCAGCTCTTTGTACAGGAGCTGA